GTCACGACCTCTATCGTAGTACTTACCTGCCTTTGGGTCATAATAAAGAACAGCACCAGAACGGTACTGGAATGGTCCTTCTAAGCCCGAGATTGGACCCATGTCGCCTTTTAAGTTAGGAACCTTGCCTTTGTCACGAACCATTCGAACGAAATCTTTTTTGGACATTTCTTCGTCAACAGCACCGTGAGATTCAGGAGAAACCATAACGCCAGTCATAGCCTCCAAAGTCTTTGCCATTTTCATCATTGCTCCAGGTTCGGCATAAACTTGAGCGTAACCATCGCCGTTATCAATAACACTATCAACACCAGGAGTAACCAAGCCTGCTTCCTCAACGTCAGCAAAGGTTACGCCATCTTCAAGTTCGATAGCGAAGTCTTCGATTACTGCTTCTTCCAAGTTTGTTGCCATGCCAAATCTTTGAGTAGACTTGCCACGAACAATATCTTGCTCTTTGTCATCTCGGCGTCGAGCATCACGCTTTGCTTGTCTACCCGCTTCTCTGTCTGCTGCTGCGCTTGCACGAGTATTAGCGTCAATCTGTTTCATTAATGCACGATGCTCTCTTGCTTTTTGATCTGCAAGTTCTTTTGCGCCTTCTGCATTGCCTGTTTTTCTTGCTTCTTCAAAAGCCTGACGAAGACTCTTTGCAAAAGGAATCATACCTTCAATTTCTTCGATAAGCGCACGCCCTGCATTAGATGCTTTTTTAGCAGTCTTATCGCCTGAGCGTTGAATATTATCGTAAATTTCGTAGGCTTTCTTTTCGAAAGTTTTAACTTGTCTTCTAAGAACGGAAGGGTTCATCAAAACTTTTTGCTTCAATTTAGGCAATTTAGAAAATGCCTGACGTAAAGGATCTCTGCTACTCCCGCCACCAGCGCTTCTTCCATAATCGGCAAACACGTCTGACATAACGTTAATTTCTTCTGGGGTTGGTAAATATTCTTCAAGCATTTCTTTGAATTCAAAACCAAGTGAACGCAAGTTTTCCATAGAATCTCTTGTTGCCATAGACTTGCCAAGACCTGTTTTCTTTTTAACAGTGTCAATGCCTTTGCGGAGAAAGTCGCCAATGCCTTCTTCAAGAATCTTTTCTTGAACTTGCTCAGGGGTTAAGCCTTCGGAAAGAAGTTCAGCAACTCTCTTGCTTACTTCTTCTTTAAGTTTTTTTTTTTCGTTTTCTTGGATTTTAGATTCGCTTGGTTGTCCGACATATCCTCTGCCAATGTCAACTATAATTTGCTTAAGCAGAGTAATCAAGGTAGCATTGTCAACTCCATCGTCATACAAGTCATTTAAAATTCTTTCAATCTGATTGACAGCTTCGGCTGTTCGAGCACCACTTGCTTCTTCCAACTGACCTGAACGAAGTGCGTCAAGGTAGGCTTGGTCTGGCTTCTGAATGTCAAGAGGTTCTTCACCACGGGCTTGGAGAACGGCATTATAAGCTGCCATGTATTCTTCATTGCCTCGACCAATCTTAGAAGGAGGGTTTCCGTCTTCGGCGTCAGTTTTTCCATATTCGCCCATTGTGCCGCCTTCGCTTATATCGTCTTCACAATCAGGGTAGAAAAAATCCATCTTCCAGGTTCCAGGATTCTTTGACATAACGGCATGGTCTAAACTGAGAACTTTACCGTCGTCAAACTGCACAATAACTTCTCGGTCATTTTCCTTGCTGAAATCTTTAACTATGCCATATTTGCATTTGTACTCTTCGGGGGGTTGTGGACCTTTTTTGCTGCCCCCACTGTAAATCCTAACTTTGTCACCTTTTTTCACCCAGAACGTGGCAGATTTCGCTTCAGGTGGTAATGGTTCTGACTCGCTCTTGTCTTGGTCAAAATGGTAGGCATCATCCTCATCGAATTCATTTATAGTCTTCTTGAATGCGCCTTCAGCGAGAAAATTTTCCCATTTCTTGCTTGCTTTTCTTAAAATTTTCTCGTTCTTGGTAAGTTTAGTCATTACTTTTCTCCTTCATCGATGTTGCCGACTTTATTTCTTTTGTAATCTAGTTCTCTCATCATGATAGACAGCTTTCGCATAACCTCAGTGTTCATGTTATCAAGGGCAGATTCTAAAGAGTCCCATTGCAAATCGTCCAGCAAGTTAAAAGCGTCTTGCAAAGCTACCATTCTTGGATCAGGTGTTTGCTGCTCAGAAAGCCCTTGTTGTTCTAAGGAATCTCTAATCGACTCCATTGCACCACTAATAGCCCGAGCTGCTTCATCAACATAACTTTGGGCGTCTTGAATTTCTTTAGAGCCTCCAAGTTTATCGATAAGGTCGTTTGCCAAGACACCTAGCTTTCTTTGAATCTCTTGCATCTCTTTAAGGTGTGGTTGAGATTCCTCCCCACCTAGTTGAGCATAGCGTGATTCACTTAAAAGTCTCTTTGCTTCTTCTTTAATAATCTTTACTAATTCTTGCTTTTTGATTTTCATAATTGAGGCTCCAAATAAAATTGCTGTTTCCAGTCCTCTATAAGTAGTTTCTAAAATCGGAATTTTTTATTTGCGGATAATTTTCTAAAGGTCTTTTCCATCATTAGCCCCAGGTAAGACTTTTTCTATTTTAAGAGAATACAGGGCAGTGTTAGGAACAACCAGCTTCCTGTCTGTCTCTAACAAATGAAACACAGTCTTTGTAGGGGTCTGACGGATAATTCTAGCTTTCTTCTCACCGCCGATGTAAACGATGTCATCAACGTCAAAGTCATGACCAAACATAAACATTAAACCGTCTAACACATTAGTAACAACGTTTTTAAATAGTAGGAATAGGAACGCTGCAATAAACATCCAGCTATAGTGTCCTACCATGTCCGTTATAATAGTTTCAGTTGTCTGAATTATCTGTTGTGGATCGTCCATCAATCATTTGTCCTCCTTTGAATGCGTCTCAACTTATCTTCGTTATAGTGATCTCGCATTTCACGCAATCCTGTTTCCAACATTGTTTTATTTTGTTTTATTAGCTCAAGCATTTGGTTATTAAGTTTATCATAACGCTTTTGGAACTCTTTTTTCATTTGATGATTGGTCCACCATAGGGAAGCGGTCCATAACCCTAAGACGCCGTATTGAGCCAACGATTCTATGAGTGTTGTTTCCATTGCCTATAATTATCTTGCAATTTTTTCAATGACCTTTAAATCTCCAAAAATTGCCGTGTGATCGTGAACGCCCTTAGCTTTGCCCATAGGGGGGTAGGACTACTAGGGAGATAGATCCCGAGGGGGAGGGGGCACCCCTGCACCCCCCTATAACACCCCTTATGCTATAGCACATTATAACCCTTATTACAATAAAAAAGGGAAGTATCTGAGCCAGACCTTCCCTTAGATACACCAGCAACCCAACTGGTTCACTCTCTTGCTCTGCTCTGTCCATAGAACGTTAGATGCCAGAGCCCTTCCTTCTCTCTACCTTTATAACCTGAGTCCTTTATGGTGTGAGTGTCATCACTCAGGCTATGTTATAAGTAGTTTTTTTATTACTATTACCCTCGATTAATCCACAACAATGATGCGTTCGTTGGTAGTGAAGTAAGGATGGGCAGCACATTCAGCAGTGGTCATCCACATTCGTTGGCACTTGGCTCGCTTTGGCTTGGGAGCATAGAGGTCAGTTAAGACAATCATGCCATCGAAACCATTCTCATTAACATAGTCAGTAGGAGCGTTAAAGCAAGTGCCTCCTGTTAACACACGTTCTTTCTTCTTGTGTGTTCCCTTCTTCCAGACATAGACTAACTCAGGCTTAACGTCATGGTCAAAAGGAATCACTGTGAACTCTGCTAACTTAGACAGATTGTTTAGTTCGTTAAAGAACTTAGTAAGCATGCCGTTATCAACAGAACCAGATTGGTCAATAGCGATAGCAATCTTAGCCTGTCGCTGGACTTTCTTACCAGGATGAACATAGGCATAGCGACGGTTAATCTTCTTGATTGTAGACCGCTTACTAGCCTTCTGACTTGTTTTAATAAAGTAACGGAGAACCTTACGCCAATCAACCTTAGCAGTGATAGAGTCAATAATCTCCTGTCGAAGACCTTGTGACACTGAACCCCAACTGTTTGTCTTGCTTGCTTCTTCGGCAGCTTTCTTAACAGCTTCTTTTAAACGTTCTTTAGCGATCTCATTAGAAGTGTTGTCGCCTTCACCCCAACCAGAGTGATCATCCCAAGTGCCTGGGTCACCTTCGCCTTCGCCGCCTTCACCGTTTTCTTCGTTTTCTTCTTGCTTTTTCTTAAGAATCTCAAGATATTCATCAGCAGACCTGCCAATAGGGAACTCTTCGAAGTAACCTTCACCAGGAATCAAAGCACCCTCGGGCAACTTACCGATTAAATGAGAGTTGATTGCCAAGTCAGTAGCTTGGTTCCAGATCTTTGACATGCCTTCGGCAGGTAAACGTCCTGTAACATGTTCAAACACGAGGTGATAGAACTCGTGCATAAGAACACCTTGCTTATGATCATCAGAGATTCCCTCAAAGAACTGAGGATTATAAAGCATTTCGAAGTGACCAGTGTTAGGATTAACACGAACACCAGCAGTGGGAACATTTGTGGATGCTTTTTTGTCTATTCGACGAGACAAAGAGGCAAAGAACGGCTCATTCCTGAGAAGGCGAGCAGTGTGTCTGTTTAAATCAAAAGTCATTGTTCTCTCTTATCCTCAATACACTTATAATATAACGGAACTCTCACTGAAAGTCAAGAAAAAAGATCCCTTGGCAGGTGGAAAGTTAGTTGTGAGAGAGAACCTGCCAAGGGAAGGAGAATCAAGCCTCTGGGTCGGAACCAGTCAGAAGCTCGACGATGATTCTGGAGAACTGTCGTCCGCAAACGGAAGAAGTAGAACCGTGGAGTTGGATAACGTTTTGTTGTCCGTTCTCACCAGCATTACCAATCACAGTGAATAGCTTCATTGCAACTTCGCTTGGAACTTTAACAAAGTAGTCAACAAGGTTTTGAATCTGTTCTTCAGGAAGGATTTCCTCGAACGTTCCTTGTGACTCCATCTTTTCTACAAGAGCAGAGTGATCGTTAATGGTAAAGTTCTCGATCTTTTCGAACTCACCCTTTTCTAGGATGTCTGAAACAAGAACCTGACTCTCATATTTCTCAGCAAAGTCACGGAAAGCAACGGCAGCCTCGAAACCAACGAAAGCAGTAGTTAGCTCATAAATCATTGGCAAAGACTCTTGACGATTCTCATCGGTCAAGAAACCAGCAGTTTCCAGACATTCATTCAAACGATCCCAAGAACGTCGTGAAGGATAAACCTTGTTTGGCTCAAACTCACCAACATGCTCAAGGTGATTGCGATTCTGATTGATAAAGTCCCAGATAACTCCTGAAACCTTTTCTTTAGCCCAGCTTAACCAGTCTTCAACAGTAGGCTCAACATCGAACACTGTCCAACGGTCTAACTCAGCAGGGTCCATTTCGCCAACCTGATATTGCTCGCCATGTTCACCGCCGTTAACAGCAGCAAAGACAAGCGTCTCAGGATGAAGAACGTGACCGTTCAACTTTCTGGAGTCTGTCAACTCGAAGATGCCTTGGCGAACCTCAATGGTAGCACGGTCAACTTCGTCTAAGAATAAAACAACAGGCTCAGTGCAAGCTAGCTTGAACCAGTCAGGAGGATTAAACTTGGTGCATTCCCCATCTATAACGGGCAAACCAACCAAGTCACCTTCGGTCATCTGAGAAGCACGACGCTCCACAACTGGCAAGCCTAACTCACCAGCAGTCTGATAGACAACACAAGACTTACCAACACCGTGACGACCACGGAGTAGTATAGGCTTTTTAACCTTCGCCACATGGGGCGCAACTTTAACAAACGTAGCAAAATCAACTGCCATTTAACTTTCCTTTCTTTGGTTGCTCTCTCAACCACATATATAGAATCTCATATTGCACTAGGGAAGTCAAGAACAAAATGCATTTAAATGAAAAAAACCCTCACTCCCAAAGTAGCGTGAATTCCTTGAGAGTGAGGGGAAAGGAGGGAGACTCCTCAAAGGAGGGAAGAGGAGCCCAATTTTCGAGCAAGTCCCGTTCGAATAGCGCTTATTCCTCTTGCTCTGATATTATAGTAGCATAGGGTAGGTGATTTGTTAAGGGAAAAGTGATTTTATTTAGGGTTTGACAAAGGGAGAGCGTTAGTGTACTAGATCCTTCCCACCTTTTACCACTACTCACCACTTTATAACTCCCCAATAACACTTTTAGCCATTAGCTTATGTCTTTAAGTTTTTTTATAACATAATAAGTAATAAGCTATAACTTATAAGCCATTAAAGCCATAACGTTATAACTTACCCCTATTTCTTCTTATTAGATCCCCTATTCTTTCTATAGTAAAGATTATAACTATCTTGGTATTCATTGCCTAATCTTAAAAGCCTTTCTAACTGTTTTAGTTGATAAAGACACGCTCTATCACACTTTACTTTCTTTGGCTTAGGCTTTATAGCTTTTTGCT